ACAAAATTAAACACAATGAACAAGGAGAAAGAATTTATGGCAACGTCTGTCTTGAGGTTTACTTGCCCTCACGAGGAACTTGCTTGTTGCAGCACATCTCTCTTGGTGCCTGTACAGTCGGAACAATCCCCTCTGCTTTCATTGCGGGTATGTCCGAGCTGTGCTCACTCCATAGTAAGACAGGGGTTGGACAGTCTGGTGAATACTTGTCACCCGAAGTGGACAGGCAAGTCGGACTCGGAATGCTTGGACTGGCCAACCTCTTACGGAGGTACGGAGTAAGTTATAAAGACTTTGGCTTGGCTCTTGAAAGCTTAGTCACTGGTGATTCTGAGTCTAGAGAATGGCCTGCATGGGACATAGCAGTCAGCCTAAAGAAAGGTATTGAAGCTGCTGCAGAGATTGCAAAGTCTTACAACATGGTTCGTGCCTTTGCCATTGCACCGACTGCCTCGTGCAGCTACCGCTACAAAGACCTTGATGGTTATACCACCTGCCCTGAAATTGCTCCACCTATCTCTACTGAAGTAGACCGAGACAGTGGAACGTTTGGTGTAGAACACTTTGATTACGGCCCCTGTGAGATTGCCTCAGAGGTAGGCTGGGAGGCATACCGTATGGTTGCCGATAATATTATGATCCTGTTGAACAACACAGGATTGATGCATGGATATTCCATGAATAGCTGGAGCGACGTCGTGACCTACGACCAATCCTTCATCGAAGAGTGGCTCGCTAGCCCACAGACTTCTCTCTACTATTCATTACAAGTTATGCCGGACACTCAAGATAAGAGTAATGCCATGGCTGCACTTGAAGACTTAGATGTAGAAAAGTTCTGGGCTGAAGCTGCCACAAACAACGCCCCCGATTGTGATTGTGCAGAATGAATCCTTATCAGAAACTACTATCTCGTAAACGTACCTGGACTCCCGTACAAGTGGAAGCAGGTCAATTCAAAGAAGGGTCCGAAGAAGCTATGCTTCGGGCTCTGTCCTTACGTAACCTTGAGATCCCCGTTGGAGATTTTATTGAAGGTGCCCTAGAAAAAGACTACCCTATTGCTGCTAAAGAACTTCTTGAAAGCAACATCAAAGATGAAGAGAAGCATGACCTTGCCCTCAACTATATTGCAAAAGCTCACAGGCTTCAAGACATCCCTGAAGCACAAGCTATCCAACGAGCATGGATCGATGCCACCGAGCATCCCGTGCTCAAGGCCATGGTGCTCGAGAGGTCCGTGTTTTTCGTGCTGCTTCCTTTCTTCAGATGGAATGGGGACGCAGGATGCCGTACTGTATCGGCGGATATCTCAAGAGACGAGCAAGTCCACGTTGCCTCGAACAGTCTCGTCTGCAAAGAGCTTGGCCTCACGGTTACACAAAACCTGGACAAGCTTCGCAAAGCAACAGTAGCATGGATCATGCAGCCACTAGGATCTAATCCTACTGATCCTTACCTCGACCGTGAGTTCTGGTTGAAGCAGTCTGACAGCCTTCTATACAGTGGCAAGGCAGAAGGTTTGATTGCTTCACGACGTGCTCGTATGCCCGCATTTTTTGAGCACTCCAATGTCAATCTTCCTGAGTACGGCTGAGTTTGATCGGCTATTAGAAGAACTTGATGAACTATTTCCTGACGAGTTTCCTGACTACACGCTCGATGACAAAGAAATTTCTTTTCGAGCTGGCCAAGTTTCAGTTGTTAGATTTTTAAAAGAAAAATTATCCAAGGATTAATTATGTGTTTCGGCGGCGGACAACAACCATCGACCCCCCCACTACCTACACCACCCCCACCTCCAGCTCCAGTGCAGAAAGTAGACCCAACTAAACCTGCTAGTGCTACCCCTGCACCTGAGCTTACCGCAGATGAAAAGGCTACCTTAAAAAAGAAAGATACATCTTCTAAGAAACGTGAGCGTCTAAGGACTGGCACAGCATCTCTACAGACTGCTCCTGGTCAAGGACTAAACATTGGCGGTAGCACTGGTACAAATTATTAATTATGAAAAGCGCACGGCAACGGTATCATGAACTGACCAGTGGCCGTACCGCCTTTCTCGACATTGCACTTGAGTGCTCTAAGCTAACAATCCCTACTCTGCTAATGCATGAGGAGACAACAACCGATCACACTCGGTTCAAGACTCCTTGGCAGTCGGTAGGTGCAAAGGGAGTGGTGACTCTAGCATCTAAATTGATGCTGGGTCTACTACCTCCTAGCACTTCGTTCTTTAAACTTCAGTTGGATGACTCCAAGTTAGGAGTTGAGATCCCTGCCGAAGCAAAGAGTGAATTGGATCTAAGCTTTGCTAAGATTGAACGCATGATCATGGAAAGCATCGCTGCTTCTACTGATCGTGTTCAGATCTTTTCAGCAATCAAGCATCTAGTGGTCACTGGTAATGCCTTGCTTTACATGAGCAAAGATGGCATGAAGATGTACCCCTTGAATCGTTACGTTGTCGAGCGAGATGGTAACGGTAACCTCACTGAGATTGTCACACGAGAGCGTGTCAACCGTTCAATGCTGGGTCCTGAATTTGAGAACCCAAAGCAGTTGAGTGTTGTTGACTCTAGTGTTGGCAGTAAATTTGAAAAAGATGTAGATGTTTTTACCTGCATCAAGCTGACTAAGAAAGGATGGACTTGGTATCAGGAAGCTGATGACAAGATACTGCCTGATACTTATGGTAAAGCTCCAAAGGATAAGAGCCCCTGGCTACCCTTACGCTTTGTCACTGTTGACGGTGAAGATTATGGACGGGGTCGTGTTGAGGAATTCCTTGGCGATCTAAAGTCTTTAGAAGCTTTGATGCAAGCCCTCGTTGAGGGTAGTGCAGCAGCAGCTAAGGTAATCTTTACTGTCTCACCTAGCTCTGTTACTAAGCCTGCCTCCTTGGCTAATGCTGGTAATGGTGCTATCATTCAGGGTCGCCCCGATGACATCGGTGTGATTCAAGTAGGTAAGACTGCAGACTTCCGTACTGCATTCGAGCTTGCTAACACTCTAGAGAGACGTTTGTCTGAAGCGTTCCTTATCCTCAATGTGAGGCAGAGTGAGCGGACTACTGCTGAAGAAGTTCGCATGACTCAGATGGAACTAGAACAACAACTGGGTGGATTGTTCTCCTTGTTGACTGTTGAGTTCCTCATCCCTTACCTTAACCGTAAGATGCTAGACCTTACTCGGTCTAAGCAAATCCCATCCCTACCTAAGGGACTGGTGACACCTACCATTGTTGCAGGCATCAATGCCTTGGGACGTGGTCAAGACCGTGAGTCGTTGATTCAGTTTGTGACTACCATTGCACAGACCATGGGTCCTCAGGCTCTACAGCAATACATCAATCCTGATGAGGCTATCAAACGTCTCGCTGCTGCTCAAGGTATTGACATCCTTAACCTTGTCAAAGGTATGGAGCAGATCCAGAACGAGAAGCAGCAAGCTATGCAGCAACAGATGCAAGCCTCGTTGGTCCAGCAAGCTGGTCAGTTTGCATCGGCTCCTGCTATGGATCCTTCTAAGAATCCTGAAGCTATTGATGGTATTCAAGCTGCCATGCAGACTATGTCTGGGCAGCCCCCACAACAACAACAACCCCCCGCTCAACCACCTAGCTAGCACCTATGGCTATTAACATTTCATACGATCCATCTGACGATCCCGAAGCTCTTGCTGCTCGTGAAGCAGAAGAACAAGACAGCCTTGAAGTAGGCGAGAAGATGCTTGAAGACCAGGCAGATCTACTGGCTGGTAAATACAGGAACGCGGAAGAGTTGGAGAAAGCCTACGTGGAACTCCAGCAACGCCTCGGTCGTGGGGATGAAGATGATGATAGTGGTGAAGCAGAAGAGGAAGTAGAAGAAGAGTCCACAGAAGGAGAGGCTCAACGTTATGATGAAGAAGGCTACGTTGATTTTGACGCAGTCGCTGACGCATACGGTGATGGCCTTGCTGATGCTTTCCAAGAGAACGGCATTGACCCTTGGGCTATGAACGATCACTTCTATGAGAACGATGGTACTCTTACTCCAGAGATGTACGACGAACTTAATGAAGCTGGCTTTTCTGATGAAACCATTGATGCATACTTAGGCGGTCTTCGCTCACAGCTAGGCTATGATGAAGCAGAGGCTGGTACTCTTGATACCAGCACCATCTCTGACATCAAAGACATTGCTGGTGGTGACGAAGGCTACGCTGAAATTGTGCAGTGGGCAAGTGAGAACCTGCCTGAAGCTGATATCGAAGCATTCGATGAAGTTATCAACACTGCCAATGAAGCTGCTGTCCGCTTTGCTGTAAAGGCATTGGTCGGTCAGTACGAGGATGCTGTGGGTCGTACCCCTGAACTCGTGACTGGTAAGCAGTCCAACACTGGACAGGCTTATCGCAGCATGGCTGAGGTTGTCCGAGACATGTCGGACGCTCGCTATGACAATGATGATGCGTATCGCATGGATGTGATGCGTAAACTTGAACGCTCTAATTTAAAGGTATGAACCAAGTCTACGAAACCCACTGGGAAAAAGCTGAACGATTAAACGGACGCCTAGCTATGCTAGGTTTTGTGATCGCAGTTGGTACATACCTTACCACTGGTCAGATCATCCCCGGTATCTGGTAACCCCAGATAAATTATCCACAAACCACACTCTTTTTTTTAAACATGAAATCACTTATTATTGCTGGCCTCTTGATCTCCGCTGCTGGTGCAGCACAAGCTGGACCTTATGTTAACGTTGAGACCAACTCTGGATTTGCAGGATCTGATTACACAGGATCTGCTACAGATGTACATGTAGGTTATGAAGGTGCTAACTGGTATGCCCAGGGCGGTACTACCTTGCTGGCTCCTGATGATGCTGATGGTGACATTGAGCTGTCCGGCAAAGCTGGTGGTTCCTATGCCGTGAGCGATGCTCTGTCTGTCTATGGTGAAGTATCTTTCATCACTGGTGACACCAACGGTTACGGGACTAAAGTTGGTGCCAAGTACGCCTTTTGATCGTAAAGAGTATGACGCAAAACGATATCGTGAACGACGCGCATATCTAAATAAATATAAAATGGACCGTGGGTGTGAGCTTTGTAACTACAAGGCTCATCCTGCGGCTTTAACATTCGATCACTTAGACCCTACCCAAAAACTATTCTGTTTAAGTGATCATACAAACCGCAGTTGGCAGAAGATTATGGATGAGATAGAGAAGTGTAGGGTAATCTGCGCCAACTGTCATAACATTCATACTCATGACAGCGACCATTTCAAGAGGTCAGACGAGTAACTGGGAAGAGTTTTGCTCTTGGGTTACCTCAACAAACAATCGTCTATACGTTGGCTGGTTTGGAATCTTAATGATTCCTTGTTTACTAGCTGCTACAACTTGTTTTATTATTGCCTTTGTCGGCGCACCCCCTGTAGACATTGATGGAATCAGAGAACCAGTGGCAGGATCCCTGCTTTACGGAAACAACATCATCAGTGGGGCCGTCGTCCCATCTTCCAATGCAATCGGATTGCACTTCTACCCAATTTGGGAAGCTGCTACGCTTGATGAATGGCTCTACAACGGTGGCCCGTTCCAACTGGTCGTCTTCCATTTCCTCATTGGTATCTACGCTTACATGGGACGAGAATGGGAACTTAGCTATCGACTAGGTATGCGTCCCTGGATCTTTGTTGCTTACAGTGCTCCTGTAGCAGCAGCCTCAGCAGTTTTTTTGGTGTACCCTTTTGGACAAGGTTCTTTCTCAGATGCGATGCCTCTTGGCATTTCCGGCACCTTCAACTACATGCTGGTATTCCAAGCTGAACACAATATTCTTATGCATCCTTTTCATATGCTTGGTGTTGCCGGCGTATTTGGTGGGGCTTTGTTCAGTGCTATGCATGGTTCTCTTGTCACCAGTTCCCTGGTTAGGGAGACGACCGAAACGGTATCTCAGAACTATGGGTATAAATTTGGACAGGAAGAAGAGACATATAATATT